GTGTCTAAAGAAGCACAAATGAGTTTATTAAGCGGTGAAGGATACAAAGACCCCCGATTTACTGTAAGTTTTGATAATCCTATTATAGATAAATTTGCTTTACACCCTCTTGCTGCTGCAGGTAGTGGCTATCAACCCACATCAAAAGAATTAGGTATAGATGGGTATGAATCAATTTTAAACCCACAAATCGGTGGACAATATAGTGAGTCTGAAGATGTTGTTATGTTTAAAGATCCCAATAAAGGTATTCCGCTATTAAGCCCAGACGTTCTTAAAAGATATTTAGATACCCTAGGAAAAAAATCAGTTTCAGATTTAAAAACATCAGAAAGTATACAAAAACATGAATTAATACATAGAGCAGTAAGACAAAGTGGATACTTAGATTTTCTACCTACTAGTGAATTTTTAAAAGAAAATTCTACAACAAAATATTTAAAAGGCAATGCAGCTATTCAATTAACTAATGTAATAAATGAGGCGCTTGCTGAATCGTATGAAGACACGGGTGATTTAAAAAGTAGAATAAAATTTAGAGTAGATAATTTTAATATAAACGAAGACAAGAAACAGGAAATAGCAGACGCACTATTTAAAAACATTGAGGTTTTACGAAAGGATTTTGAAACTTACTTAGAATCTCAAATGAATCCTGATGAACTAAAAGCTTACAATAATTTTAATATTGGTGGCGCAGTAGATATTGATAAAATGTTAGCTGAATTATGAACCTAGCTCACCTTTCAGATCAAGAGATAAAAGAAACCTTAGTTCTAAAAGAACGCTTACAACTGTTGGAAATACAAAAAGATTGCCAAGATAGTTTCTTAAAGTATGTAGAGTATATGTGGCCAGAGTTTATTTGTGGCAGGCACCATAAGATTTTTGCTCAAAAGCTAGAAGACGTAGCAAACGGTAAAATCAACCGATTAATCGTCAATATGCCTCCTAGACACACAAAATCAGAGTTTTGCTCTACTTATTTCCCTGCCTGGATCATGGGGAAGCAACCTAATCGTAAGATCATGCAAACAACCCACACAGGCGAATTAGCTGTAAGATTTGGTCGTAAAGTCAGAAACATGATGGATACTGATGAATATAAAAGAATCTTTACCAAAGTTCAGCTTCAGGCTGATTCAAAGTCAGCAGGTAGGTGGGAAACTAACAAAGGTGGTGAATACTTTGCAGCAGGCGTAGGAGGAGCTATAACGGGTCGTGGTGCAGACTTATTGATTATTGATGATCCACACTCAGAACAAGATGCATTAAGCCCTAGTGCCTTAGAATCTTGCTGGGAATGGTACACATCTGGACCAAGACAGCGTTTACAGCCTGGTGGAGCCATTATTTTAGTTATGACAAGGTGGAGTTCGATAGATCTTACTGCCAAACTCTTAGATGCACAAAAAGAAGATGCTGCAGATCAATGGGAAATAGTAGAGTTTCCTGCTATTTTTCCTGAAACAAATAATGCTTTATGGCCTGAGTTTTGGGAGCTATCTGAACTGGAAAAGGTAAAAGCCTCCTTGCCTGTACAAAAATGGAATGCACAGTGGATGCAGACTCCAACCTCCGAAGAGGGTTCTATTATTAAGCGTGAGTGGTGGAATGTGTGGGAAGGAGATTCTTTGCCAGGTGTAAGCTATATTATTCAAAGTTACGATACTGCTTTTTCTAAAAAAGAAAACGCTGATTATTCGGCTATTTCTACTTGGGGTGTATTTCGCCCTACGCCTGATTCACCTGATTGTATTATTTTGTTGGATGCGCAAAAGGGACGCTGGGACTTCCCAGAACTTAAACGCATAGCTTATAATGAATATAAATACTGGGAGCCCGATATGACACTTATTGAGGCAAAAGCCTCTGGTACGCCTCTTACTCATGAACTTAGAAGATTAGGCATACCTGTAGTTAATTACTCTCCTACAAGAGGGCATGACAAATCAACCAGGATGCACTCAGTTGCTCCTATCTTTGAATCTGATTTAGTTTATGCTCCAGAAAAGAAATTTGCAGAAGAGATGATTGAAGAGTGTGCTGCTTTTCCTTTTGGTAAAAATGATGATTTGTGTGATACTATGACTCAAGCTCTCATGCGATTTAGAGAGGGCGGTTTAGTTTCTCTTGATGATGATTATTCAGATCAAGAAAAAGCACCAGTTAGAAGGGTATATTATTAATGGCAATAGAAAAAGAAATCAATCCAACCGTACTCAATGAAGAAAATCAAATTCCTTTAGGTGAGGAAGGAATGGAAGTAGCTCTTGCTGCAATCGAAGAAGCTGGCATGGAAGACTTTGTAATGCAGGATGATGGCAGTGCTGTTTTAGAATCTAGTATGGGACAACAACCTATAGATACAGGGTTTGGTGAAAACCTTGCTGAATCTATGGATGATAGTGATCTTGGAAGAATCGCTAATGAGCTTGTAGACGGCATAGAAAAAGATAAATCATCACGTGAAGACTGGGAGAGAACTTATACCGATGGACTTAAATATCTCGGTATGAAGTTTGACGATGAAAGATCTGAGCCTTTTGAAGGTGCATCTGGTGTCATACATCCATTATTAGGCGAAGCAGTCACAACTTTCCAAGCTCAAGCATACAAAGAGTTATTGCCATCTGGTGGCCCTGTTAAAACTCAAGTTATAGGTGCATACGATAGTGTCGTAGAGGAGCAAGCACAAAGAGTTAAAGAATTTATGAACTATCAAATTACTTATGTAATGGAAGAGTTCGATGAAGAGCTAGATCAAATGTTGTTTTATCTACCATTAGCAGGATCCGCATTTAAAAAAGTTTACTACGATGAAGCTCTAGGTAGGGCTGTATCTAAGTTTGTAGCACCAGAAGATCTTATAGTTCCTTACTACACTACAGATCTTGAATCATGTCCAAGAATAACTAATGTTATTAAGATGCCAGAAAATGAAGTTAGAAAACTTCAAGCTTTAGGATTTTATCGAAAAATAGATATAAATTATGGTGATGATGCTACGACTTCATCTGATGTAAAAGAAGAAATAGATAAACTTTCAGGCATGGAACCATCTTATGATGATGGCGAGGTATCAATACTTTACGAGATTCATTGCAATTTAGAGCTAGATGGCTTTGAGGATATGGATGAATCTGGTGAGATGACAGGCGTAAAACTTCCATACATAGTAACTATTGACGCAAACTCTAGTGAAGTATTATCTGTCCGTAGAAACTTTCACGAACAAGACCCATTAAAGAATAAAATAGAGTATTTTGTCCACTTTAAGTTTTTACCAGGTTTAGGATTCTATGGCTTTGGATTAACACACATGATTGGTGGGTTATCTAAGGCTTCGACTTCAATACTAAGACAGCTCATAGATGCTGGTACTTTAGCTAATTTACCTGCTGGTTTTAAAACTAGAGGTATTAGAATTAGAGATGAAGATACGCCAATACAACCAGGAGAGTTTAGAGATGTAGATGCTCCAGGTGGATCCCTTAGAGAATCTATCCAGCCATTGCCATTTAAAGAGCCTAGTGGCACTTTATTAAATCTATTAGGCATCTTAGTAGACGGTGGTAAAAAGTTTGCATCTATTGCTGAAATTAATACAGGACAAGGTAATCCTAATGCACCTGTAGGCACAACATTAGCTTTACTTGAAAGATCTACTAAAGTTTTATCTGCAATTCATAAAAGATTGCACAATTCACAGAAAAAAGAATTTAAGTTATTAGCTCAAGTATTTAAAGAATACTTACCGCCAGAATATCCTTACGCTATAGCTGGTGGCAATGCTTCTATAAAACTACAAGATTTTGATGAAAGAATTGATATATTCCCTATATCGAACCCAGATGTATTTAGCCAGTCGCAAAGAATAGCGATGGCACAAGAAATGATGCAGTTGGTACAATCTAATCCAGAGGTGCATGGTCCAAATGGAGTTTATGAATCTTACAAAAGAATGTACTCAGCTATAGGTGTGGATAATATAGAAAAAATATTAACACCGCCTCCACCAACAGAGCCTAGTCCATTAGAGGCTGGATTTGAAAACAATAAACTGTTGTTAGGTCAACAAGCTCAAGCTTTTGGTCAACAAAACCATGATGCCCATATAACAACGCATATGTCATTGTTGCAAACTCCACCAGTTCAAATGAATGCACAGGTTCAAGCATTAGTACATTCACATATAATGCAACATTTACAAATGAAAGCAGATGTTTTAGCTGAACAACAGATGCCACCAGAGGCAATGCAACAGTTCCAACAGTTGCAACAGCAAGCACAACAAGTAAGCCCAGAAGAGGGCAAGCAACTTGCTCAACAAGCTGGAGATTTATTGGCACAGTTCTCAGCACCTATTATGGCAGAGCTTATTACAGAATATAGTCAGAAAGTTGCAGATCCAAGTGATGAAGACCCATTGGTAGCTATTAGAAAACAAGAACTTGCACTCAAGGGTCAAGAGCTTTCTATGGAGCAACAACAATTTTTACAAGAAGAACAGCGTAAAGCAATGGAAGCACAAAGAAGAATTAATGTAGATAAAGAGCGTATTGGATCTATGGAGGATATTGCAGAATTGCGCGATGAAACTGCTAGAGCTAGACTTGAACAACAAGCTCGTTTTAAAATAATGGATATGCAAAATAAAAAATAAAACTTGCAAAATTAAAAATCACACAACATAATAAAGCACATGTATAAAAGAACAGACATAAGTCAACAGAAAACACCCAAAGTAATTAAGAATAAGAATAGCTATGGCAATAAAGGCAGTGTGTCTTTGAAAACTAAAGCTGGCACTTTTTCTAAAAACACAAAGCCTAATCCTGGAATGGGTAAAGGCAAATGTAGAGGTATGGGCGCTGCCGAGTTCGGTGGTAAGTTTTCAGGCATTTATTAATGTCGTCAATTTGGCTTGCTGAAAAGTTTTTAAAAGAACTTGAAGGCAGAAGAGAAGACACTAAAGACACTATGTTGTCTGGGTGTAAGGACTTCTCTCAATATGAATATCTGCGAGGCCGTTACAGTTCTCTAGCCGATGCAGAAAATATTTTTAGAGAACTGCTAGGAAAAATACAACAAGATGACGAAGATACAAGTCCCTGATCATGTCGCAAAATCCATTGAGGCAGACTTAAAACAAAAAAAACAAGAAGAAGCTCCAGCTCAAGCAACGGAAGAAAATGTTGCCTATATCAAAGAAAATGAGAGAGTTTTAGATCCAGGTTTATTAGAAACATCATTTTTAGAACGTATGCCCCAACCCACAGGTTGGAGAATACTTATATTGCCTTACAAAGGTAAAGCTGTTAGTAAAGGAGGCATCATTATGTCTCAATCGACTTTAGACAGAGAATCTTTAGCTACTGTAGTTGGCTATGTAGTAAAAATGGGTCCTGACTGCTACAAGGATGAAAGAAAGTTCAATCATCCCTGGTGTCAGGAAAAACAATGGGTATTGATCGGTAGGTATGCTGGTGCTCGCTTTAAACTTGGTGATGAATCTGAATGTAGAATCATTAACGATGATGAGGTGATAGCTACCATACTTGACCCTGATGATATTCTTGCAGTATAAGGAGAAAAAAATGTCTGAAGAAAATGCAAAAGTAATAGAAGAAGTAGAGGTAGATGAAGGAGAAGTTGTTGAGATAGAGCCTGTAGAGGAAGAAAAACCTAAAACACAGATCCCAATGGAATCAGTAGATAAAGAGGCTGAGGAAAAAATAGAAGATGTTTCTGATGCGCCAGAAGCAAAACAAGAAGAAGAATTAGAAGATTATTCTAAGAGCGTACAGAAAAGAATAAATAATCTTACTAGAAAGCTTAGAGAGGCTGAGAGAGGTCAAGAGTCTGCTTATGAGTATGCAAAGAGAACTGCTGCTGAAAATGAACATTTAAAAGCTAAAAGTTCTAATCTTGATAGATCTTATTTGATGGAAGCTGAAAACAGGCTTAAATCACAAAAACAACAAGCTATGTCTGCATTAAAATCTGCACATGAAGTTCAAGACTTTGAAAAGGTAGCAAAAGCGCAGGAAGTATTGGCGAAAATTGCTGTAGAAGAAAACAAAGTAAGCACTTCTAAGATGGCTATAGAACAACAAGTTCAACAACAACCCGTGCGAATGAATGGACAAGCACAACAAAATGTTCAGCAAGTGCCACAATACCAAGCACCCCCAAAACTTGATGCAAAACAAGAAAAATGGGTAGAAAACAATTCTTGGTTTGGTGAAGATGAAATTATGACTCTTGCGGCTTTTTCTATAGATCAAAAGCTAGTGCAGGAAGGGTATGATGCTTCATCTGATGAATACTACAGCGAAGTTGATAAAAGATTGCGAACAGAGTTTCCGCACAAGTTTGAAGAGTCTTCTGCAAAGACGAAGCCTCAACAAAAGGTGGCTTCGGCAGGCAGAGTAGCAGGTAATACCAGCTCAAAAAGACAAGTTAAGTTGTCGCCAGCAGAAGTTCAAATGGCAAAAAGATTAAACGTACCCTTAACAGAGTACGCAAAATATGTTAAAAGGTAATAGTTATGACAGAAAAAGATAACAAAGATTTAAACAGAACACCACGTTCTGCCGACACTCGAGCTAAAAAAGAAGCTCGCAAACCATGGAGCCCACCATCAATGTTGGATACTCCTCCTGCACCTGAAGGTTATACTTACAGGTGGATTAGAGCCGAAAATGTAGGCGTTGAAGATCGGAAGAATGTAACTGCAAGGATTAGCGAGGGATTTGAACTCGTAAGATCCGAAGAGTTAGATGATTCTAATAAAGATCGATACGATTCTATGCAAGACGGCAAACATGCAGGAGTTGTAGCACGTGGTGGTTTGCTATTGGCAAAGATTCCCAATGAAACACGTGAGGAAAGAAACTCCTACTATGCCCAGCGTGCACAAACTCAGCAAGATGCTGTAGATAACGATTTGATGAGGGAATCAGATCCAAGTTCTCCGATGCTAACGCCTCAGAGATCAAGCAAAGTAACTTTTGGCGGTGGTCAACGTAGTTGATTACCAAACTTTAAATAACAAATATAAGGTGACTTATTATGGCTAACAAAAATGCCCCTTTCGGAGCACGTGTTGTAGGTAAATTAGGTTCTGGCGTTGCCAATGGCGGCACAACAGAATATTCTATTGCCTCTGGTGCTTCTGGGAATATTTTTTCTGGCGATTTAGTAAAAATGACCAACACAGGTACTATTTTAGTTTCTGCTGCTGGTGATGAGTCTATTGGTGTATTTAGAGGATGTACTTATACAAACTCTTCTGGTGAGACTATTTTTAGTTCTTACTTTCCCGATGGTACTGTTTCGTCCGATATCGTGGCATTCGTAATAGATGACCCTGATGCTGTATTTGAAATTCAAAGTGCAGGTTCTCCAGCTCAAACTGATGTCGGTTTGAACGCAGATATTTCCTATACTGCTGGCTCTACCAAAACTGGTATGTCAGCTTTAGAGCTATCTGGAACAACAGCAGCTACAACTGCTACGTTCAGAATTATGGGCTTTTCGAGTGACCCAGATAACAGTACAACAGGTTCAGCTAACGTGAATGTGATTGTTAAATTTAATGAGCATTTCTATGTCGACCCAACAGGAGTATAAATAATGGCAATTAATAGAGCGCAATTAGCGAAAGAATTAGAGCCAGGTTTAAACGCCTTGTTCGGTATGGAATACTCAAGATACGAAGCTCAACATTTAGAGATCTACGAAAGTGAATCTTCTGATAGAGCGTTTGAAGAAGAAACTCTAATCGTAGGGTTTGGTAATGCAGAAGTAAAAGCTGAAGGTAGCGGTGTCAGATTTGATACAGCTAACGAAGGTTATACATCTCGTTATACCCACGAAACAGTGGCTTTAGCATTCGCACTAACTGAAGAAGCTGTCGAAGATAATCTATATGATAGACTCGGCTCAAGATACACTAAAGCACTAGCAAGATCTATGGCTAACACTAAGCAAATCAAAGCTGCTGCTGTATTGAACAATGCGTTCTCTACAACAGGCGGAGATGGCAAAGTGCTTGTCGCTACAGATCATCCACTAGGCGGAGGTGGTTCACTAGCAAACAGGGCTACCACTATGGCGGACCTTAATGAAACTTCACTTGAAGACGCATTGATTAATATCTCTACATTTACAGATGATAAAAATCTTAATATTGCTCTAAAAGGTATGAAGCTCATTATTCCACCACAATTAGTATTTGTTGCTGACAGACTCTTACAATCTCCAGGGAGAGTAGGAACATCTGACAATGACATTAACGCTATTAAAAATACTGGTATGCTACCTGATGGCTATGTCGTAAATAACTATCTAACAGATACAGACGCTTGGTTTATAAAAACTGATTGTCCTGATGGATTTAAGTATTTTGAAAGATCTCCGATGACTACTTCATTAGAGGGTGATTTCGATACTGGCAATATGCGATATAAAGCTAGAGAGCGTTATAGCTTTGGATATTCTAACTTTAGAGCCGTTTACGGTTCTCAAGGAGCTTAAGGAACGATTTATTGTAGCGTTTCTCACTCAACTACAATTACTAGGGAGCTTCGGCTCCCTTTCTTTTTTCTAAAAAAAGGTATATGATTTAATTCTAGGATTTTATTAACTTGTTCTACAGACTGACCTAGCAGACAAGCCAAGACGGTAGAACTTATTTCCCAGGAGGAAATTATGGCAAAATCAACCTTTTCAGGCCCAGTACAATCTTTAGCAGGATTTATTTCGGCAGGTAATGCAAATGTAGTTAGCTTAACAGCAGACACTTCATTAACAGTAGCAGCTCATGCAGGTAAAATATTAACTTGTAATGATGCAGACGGTAAATTTACTTTACCTAGTATTGTAGCGACTGCTCCAGGTAGAGATGACGATCCTAATCAAACTAATAACTTAGGTGCTACATTTACTTTTGTTGTAGAAACAGCAGCTACAGACTTAGATATCAAAACTGACGGAACAGATAAGTTTGTTGGTGGTGTCTACGTCGGTAAAGATAACGCTAGTGGTAAAGTATTCCTTTCTGCTGCATCTAATGATGTAGTTACTCTAAACGGTACAACTAAAGGCGGACTGGTAGGTACAATTATCAGATGTACTGCTATGGGATCAGCTAAATATGCCATTGAAGGCATAGTATTAGGCTCAGGCACCATAGTAACACCATTTGCTGACGCGTAAGGAGTAGATTATGGCAGATACAGTAACTTCGCAAACTATTCAAGATGGTGAAAAAACTGCTATCATGAAATTCACTAATGTATCAGATGGATCAGGTGAATCGGCTGTAAAAAAAGTAGACGTTTCTGCACTAACTACAAATAGTGCAGGAGAGTCTTGTACTTCAGTTTCAGTTGCTAGAATATATTGGGCTACTAGAGGTATGGGAGTAAATATTGAATTTGATGCTACCACTAACGTATTGCTAACTGGTTTACCATCAGATAGCACGGGTGATGAGTATTATGATTTATTTACAGGAATAACAAATAATGCAGGAAGTGGAGTCACTGGTGACATTGACTTTACTACTGTTGGACATTCTAGTGGTGATACATATTCAATCATTTTAGTTCTTAATAAAAACTATTAATGTTTGTAAAAAAATCTACTAAGAAATAAGGAGATTCTTATGCCAAAAGTAGGAGGCAAACACTACGATTACACACCTAAAGGGATAGCAATGGCAAAGAATGCCGCTAAAAAGAAGGGCGTAAAAGTTAAGTATAAGAAAGGCGGCTCTGTTATTTCTGGAAATTGTAATAGAAGACGAAGTTCTTATAAATAAAAATGGCACTATCAGGAAGTACAGATTTTGAGCCAAATGTAGCTGAGTTTGTAGAAGAAGCATTTGAGAGATGTGGATTAGAGATGCGAACTGGCTATGATCTTAAGACAGCAAGGAGATCTATTAACCTTATGTTGGCTGAATGGGCTAATAGAGGTCTTAATCAATGGACGATAGAAGAAGCAACGCAGACTGTTACTGAGGGCACTTCAAGTTATTCTTTAAATTCTAATGTTATTGATATTTTAGATGTTGTTCTACGTAGAACAGTCAACCAGGTTCAAACTGATATGAGTATGAGTAGAGTTAGCAGATCAGAGTATATAAACATACCAAACAAAACCACAAAAGCTAGACCTTCACAATTTTTCTTTGATAAATTAACCACTCCATCTTTAAAAGTGTGGCCTGCTCCAGAAAATAGCACTGATGTTCTTGTATTTAATAAAATAGTAAGAATGGATGATGCAGATAAGGCTATAAACACAATGGACATGCCTTTTAGGTTCTATCCTTGCTTTGCAGCAGGTTTGGCTTATTATATTTCTTTAAAAAAAGCACCAGAGAGAACTCCTCAGCTGAAAGCTCTATATGAAGAAGAATTTAGAAGAGCAGCAGACCAGGATGAAGATAGAGCATCATTTAGAGTAAGACCAGATATAAGGATGAATTAATATGGCTTATGCTCTAGGTAAGTTTGCAAAAGGGCTATGCGATAGATGCTCGTTTGAGTACAAATTAAGTGAATTACAGGAAGAATGGACTGGTGCGAAGGTTTGTTCTGAGTGTTACGAACCAAAACACCCACAATTAGAGCCACTGAGAGCTACAGCAGATCCTGAAGCTTTATACAAACCAAGACCGAACAATGACCAGGAAGAAGGAGAAGGGTTTGTTATGGTGGTAAATTCTAATTTATATAAACCCGATTTTATGAATCCATCTACACTACCAACAAACTTTGTTATATCAAAGATGACAGGTGGATTGGGTGAGGTTACAATAGTTATAACATGACATTAGCAGAACTTAAAACATTAATACAAAACTATGTAGAAAATTCTGAGACTACATTTGTTAATACTTTAGATGATTTTATTAAAAATGTAGAAGATAGAATATTTGAGTTAATTCAATTAGATTATTTTCGTAAAAATGTTACTGGTACATTAACTGCTGGTAATACTTACTTAACAGCTCCTAGTGATTTTCAAATGTCTTTTTCATTAGCTGTAATAGATGGCGACGGCGATTACCATTATTTAGATAAAAAACATACAACATTTATGCGTGAATACGCTGTAGATCCTACTGCTACAACTGAAAGATCAAGACCATTATATTATGCAGATTTTGATAAAGAATTATCTACAGCCTCCAATAATGGATCTACATTGATTGTGAGTCCAGTTCCAGATCAAGCTTATAATGTAGAATTACATTATCTCTATAAACCAAATTCTTTAGTCACAGATACTACAGGAACTTGGATTTCCCAGAATGCTAGAAATGCTTTATTATATGGGTGTTTGGCAGAAGCTAACATATTTTTAAAAGGTGAAAGCGATTTACAACAACAATACGAGCAACGCTTTTTACTTGAAATAACAAGATTGAAAAATCTTGCTGAAGCTCGCGGAAGGAGAGATGAGTACCGATTTGATTCTTTGAGGTCAACGGTATCGTAAAAAATACATGGAAAAAATTGAAAGTCTGAAGGGTAAATCAGTAGCCATTGTCGGCATGGGTAAAAGCTGGTTTGATTACAATCTTGCAAAATCACACGGAGTCCACTTTGATGAAGTATGGGCTATAAACGGCGTGGCTAGTGTTATATATCATGATAGAGTTTTTATGATGGATCCATCTTCTAGGTTCTTGGATACAGATGATGCTGGTGGTCAAACTGAAAGTATGAAAGCAATGCTACAGGAGCACGAAGGTCCTATTTATACATGTGAATTAGATGATAGATGTCCTGGGTTGGTAGATTATCCAATAGAAGAAGTTATTAAGGATCTTAATTGTTATTATCTTAATAATACAGTAGCTTATGCTATAGCCTTTGCATTATGGAATGAGGTAGCAGTTTTGAAAATGTTTGGTGTAGATTTTTCTTATAAAGGTAATTTACATTTTGCCGAAGCGGGTAGAGGCTGTACTGAATTTTGGCTAAGTAAGTGCATTTCAGCAGGTATGCAAGTAGAAGTAGCACATACATCTGGCTTGTTAGATACAGATGTTCCAGCAGAACAAAAGCTATATGGGTATCATAGGCTTAGTAATCCTTTGGTCGTAATGTCAGATGAAAATGGATTAAAGGTAGAAAGAATAGATAATCTTGAAATTACTAAAATACGACAAAAACCAGTTTTAATAGATCGTAATGATTCACATCTCAAACCAGTAGAGCCGAAAAAGTGGTGAATGAGATTACACCAGCAGGAGTCCCTGGATTAGGCGTTATAGAGGCTAAAACTTCTAATTATGGCGGACATCCACCAGAGTTTTGGGCTGAAAGACTTACTGAAAAAATAGTAAGTAATAGTGATAGTGAAGATCCATATATAAAACAACAAGCAAGAGCATATAAAGATATGATTTACCAGGTTTGTTTGATTTATATAAAAAATGCGTTAAAATCTTATAAGGCAACTTTGATACAAGAATTATCAGGTCAAGGTAGCGAAGATATAGCAAAAATAATTAAAGGTATTTAATATGGCCATTACATCAACATTAACTACAAGTTTTAAAAAAGAACTACTCACTGCAACGCATAATTTTGCAACAAATGGTAATGCTTTTAAACTTGCTTTATATACAAGTTCTGCCACCATGGGAGCAACTACAACCGC